CAATAGTAAGCTCTGGACGATTATAGGCTCCGTCTGCAGAAATAGAAATTCCATCTATCTGCATGGGAATAGCCTCGTAAGTACGAGCAGTACCAGTTGAGTCTCTAAATTGAACTTCCGTAAGATCGGAATCTAATCCAGAAGGAAAGAATCTGGCATAGCTAACATTTCCTGAAGAGTCTGTAGCATAGGCCAAATCATATAGCTCTACTACTGAGGAGGATATTCCCTGTCTTTGTACATCTTCTGTTAAAGCTGTCATGCTTCGTACACTCTTCTAAATTTAGCATTCAAGCTATAAAAGCTATCATACTCATAAGTTTCTGTAACGGTGTCACAGACTACTTTTATAGTTTTTTCATTATCACTAGAACTATCTAGTACGCCAGTGGTTTCTTCAGTAGTCGCAAAATCGGGCACTGTAAAGTTAAAGGAAGTTACGCCATTTAAACTAGTCAAATACCCTGCAATATCTTCTATCTCTGCACGCTCTCTAGTCTTAAAAGTTACGTTGTAGGTCTCTTCAATATTATTAATACCGAAAGTGGTTCTCTGCTCGTACCCGTCTCCAAATTGTATCGTACGAACACGAGGCTTCGCCTCCCTAGACATTCCTTTGTCTGGGACAATATTACGACTTCCGTATGTGGCTGAGGTAGTGAATCCGAGTGCCATTATGCTGCTCCATACGGGCTAAGTATACCGCCCGGTCTTTTCTGTTTTTGTAGTTCTTCCTGTACTGCGCGAGATAGTGCTTTTCCGAGCTCTCCGCCTTGTCCTTGCTGATCCCCCGAAGTTTTAGCACTTCCTTGTTCCATGTTTACATTAATCGAAACATTATTAGTATTAGTATTGCCTCCCTCAACAGGAATAGATCTGCCATTCGGAAGAGGAACAACTGCTTCATTTCCGTGTAGAATTGCAGGATGTCCAGATCGTGGGCCTTTTGCAATACCGCCGCTTGCATATCCAGGAATCTTCTTACCTGTATCAGTCATAATGCCGCCAGCTTTGAAGCCAAAAATGCTTTTACCAAGAGTCATCAAAAGACCGCCCATACCTTGACCCAAACCTCCAGCACTCGTAAAGCTCTGTAGCATACCCATCAATCCGCTCCCCAAACCTCCAAGAGCACCTGCTGCTTTTTTATCTTCAACTGCGAGTTCGCCCTCCGAGTTTATACCATCTTTTAGGGCTCCCAATGCATCGGTTGCTGTTTCGGAAGCCTGTCTCGCGCCTTCGTCTTTTTTGCCGCCAGTAAGAGCATCAAAATTCTCAAGCGTATTAGTTCCTACTCCATTAGTGACTCTAACGGCGAGAGGTTCCTCCTGGTTCATTTTTCTGATAAACGGATCCGGTACCAGTTGTTCTTCTAGTTCGCCGGGAGTTGGTGGGTCAACAACACCGCTTCCATTTAGTGGCTTCAGAGGAATAACATAAATCGGGTCATCAATAGTACCTGTAGGCTTTATAATCTCTGCTTTGTCTATCTTACTCTCGCCCGAAAGCCCTGAAGTATTAAGCACTTCATTTAATTTTTGAATGTGGGCATCAAATGCTGTTTGCATCCCACTAATATGCGCGTCATTAATTTCTTTTTGTATACGTGCAGCTCTTTCTTCTTCAGTTTCAAATTCAGGAAGCTTGAAAAGCTTCTCCATAAGATTTCTAGTAATTTCTCTGGAATACGCTTCGACACCCGCTCTAATAGTGCTTTCCGTCATCTTCATTAGAGCGTCTTTTAAACTTCCCTCATCTCCAGTAATTAAATCAGTTAATCCTTGTTGAAAGCTACTCTCAAATCCCTGAGCAAGAGCTTTTGTAAGCTCCTGCGCGATCGTATACTGCTTTTCCATTTGAGAAAGTATTTCTTCATTAGCTTCAATTTTATTTTTTAGAATTTGAGTCGAAACTTCATCTGACTTAATAGTACCCTCATTAATTCTTTTTAGTTGAAGCCTATCTTCAATAAGAGTTGCTTCAAGCTCTACAATTTTTTGCCTTCTTGCGATCTCTTCTTTAAGTAAGGTAGTTCCAAATCTTTGAAACTTTGTATATTCTACTTGAAATTCACTTGCTCGTAATGCTCTATTTTTTTCTATTTTTTCAATAGTTAGTAGATCTTTCTTTATAAGTTCTAAAGCAGCTACTTGGTCTTTTAATTCTTCACTTAATTGCGTATCTTCAATATCTTTAAGAACACTATTTATATCATTCAGTTGAAGAGCTACAGAGCTTTGAAACTGGGTTGTAGATTCAATGGTCTTTGAATAGTCCTGAAATACTTTGGCGCCTGTTTCTTTAATATTATTTAATTTTGCTCTAAACTTGTCAAGATCTGCGATAATATTGTTCAGCTCTGCTGATATATTATCTAAATAAATGGTCGATCCGCGGTTAGCTAAGACCTCTCCGACGGTTTTTAGTCTTTCTTGCATTTCTAGTAGAGCTGGATTAGTGGTGCCTTTTAGCGCGGTAGCCATTACCGAGACTTTATCTAGCAGGCCATCAAAGCCAGCAACGAGACCAGCACCTTTAGACGCACCAGAAGCGGTTTGGTAGGCTGCTCTGGCATCTGCTACTTGCTCTAATATGTTTGCAAAAGAGTTCAGATATTCCACAGCCGCCTTTGCTCCTGCTGTTCCACCGCGCGCTAAACCTATTTCAATTCTTGCAAATTCTTTATTAAAATCCTCTATGGCATCTGTTGCATTGTCTACTTTTTCTTTTACTACATCAAAATCATCAAAGAAAAAGCCTAAAGCTGCCTTAACTCCAGAAGCGATTATGCTGAGCATACCTAGCGCACCCGTCACCCTTCCAACCGTCTGACCAAGTTTACTTGTAGCTCTGGACATAGCTGCCATTGCTTGTTTGTATCTGACTTCCATTTTCTTAGTTGCAGTGTTAAAAGAGGTGCTGTACTCAATGGTCTTTCTCTTTACAAATTGGGTCCACTTTTCTTTTTGACCCAGCATATCTCTCAAGCTCTTTTTATATACTTCAGCTTGATATTTTGACATTTTTGTTACAGCACCTTGTCCTGCTTCAGCAAAACGTAACAATCCAGCAGCTTGTCTTTGAGTAAGTTTTTTACCCTGTTCCATTGCTTTAAGACCGCTGCTACCAGTACCTGCTGAAAGTCCAGCTTTTGCTATCTCTCTCGGGTCTCCTCCCTGTGCTTTATTTAAAGATTCTAATTCTTTTTTTGCCTTTGCGTAGGCTGCCGCAGATTCATCTGCTGCCTTTGTAGAAGCAGCAGCCCAGTTATTAAGTCCAGGAATAATTTGTTTTACAATAGGTATAGCAATAGCTGCTAACCCAATAACGAGCAGTTCAATATTCTTAGATAAAAACTCTGCGATTGGTTCTCCGAATTTTGCCATAAATTCATAAATTGACATAAGAACTTTATCAAGAGATACCATCAATTTCTGGAAGCCGTTTCCTTGTGCTTCCTGTCCTTGAACTACACTATCATACTGTTCGGCAAGAGCTTTTTGAACTTTAAGGTATACTGCTTGCTTTTTCTGCGCTGTCGTTAATTTTGTTGCAGCAATTCCAAGACTTGCAGCGTACTCTCTATTTGCGTCGTCCAAACGAAGAGTAATACCCAATTCGTCCAAGAGTTCAGGTTCTGCTTTCGTTACACCTCGTATCAAACGATTAAAAGAGTCAGTAACATCTCGTCCTAAAATTTGTGAGACGTTTGCAGCACCTTTTGCTAGATTTTGAATTTGGTCTTGTCCGAGACCTGAAGCAGTACCAATAGCAGCCGCCTGGGCAGCGTCTCGAAAGGTTAATAGTCCTCGAGCAGCTCCCTGAATGTTCTTTGTAAGAGTAATCATACCAATACCGGTGGCAGACGAATACGCCACCTGAGAGTCTTGTAGTACTCTCAAGTCACCGGCATTTTTTAGAAATTGAAAGGCGGCAGACAGTGCAAATACAGTAGATGCAACTGTTGCATAGGCGGCAACAAGACCTCCAGCGCCTTGTTGCATTTTTGAAAAGTTTTTCGTAGTATTAGACGACATAGCCGCAGTACCTTTTAAATTTCGGTCTGCTGTTCTAGCGGCTTTTCCTACTCGTCCCATTCCGGCAGCGGCTTTATCAGCCTCTGCTCCCATTTTACGAAGAGTGCCTCCATCGTCTACATAATAATAAACTTTATTTTTTCTGGTTGCCATTATTTTCTTTTTCGTGCTTCCGCATCTCGCTTACGTTTAAGCTCTTTATTGATACTCATCGAATGTTGGCTCTCTACGTGCTTTAGAAAATAGACTACCGTTCTTTTGTCCTCTATCTCATAGATATTTAAGATAGATTCGAGAGCAGACCAATCTTTTCCAAGATAACTTCCACTCATGCCATCCCAACGATCTGGGAGTGTTTCATGTACAAGAAATGCCTGTTGAACTTCTGTAGGAAATACAGAAATATCGACAGGCATTTTGTTCGGGTCAGGCTCTTCACCTAACTGTTCACAGATTCTTATATATTGTTCGTAGTCGATTTTTTCTTCATGCTGGCGGCGAAGCAGGTGTATAATGTACTCTACTTGCCTCCAGTAAAATTTTCCAAATCTCCTACCATCTCCGTAACCCAAGTATCAAAATCATTTGAGTTTTTCATCAACGTTTCGACATTTTCTTGGCTATACGGTAGTTCTGCTTCTTCATCATCGGGTTCACCAATAAGAATCATATTTTTAAGATACTTAAGCTTTAATCCGCTCCAGCCCTTAACAACAGCTTCTGTATAGTGTTCCACGAATTTTTCTTCGTCTAGTTTTTCATCAAAGCCGCGAGTTTTCTTATTAAACACTTGGCTAAGACACTTGGAACGAAGTTTTACCAGTTCCTCTCTTGAAAGATAACACAGATCTACTGTGAATCCTTCTGCTCCAGGGTAATCAAAAGTTACCGTTTTACTAGAAGTCATCAGGCTCTTTAGAGAGATGGGAGCCGGAGTTTTCTTTACTTCATCATTCATTTACATCTTTCCTATAAAGGTTAAGGGTAGGCGGCCCGAAGGCCGCCGGTTATTAT